CAAACTCATAGGTATATTCGTGATTTTCACAAAACTTTGTGAGTTTGTCTAACAACCCAACATATATCTCACCAGTCTGGGTATTAAACAAACGAATTTTTCCATCCCAATACTTGTTACGGTATTGAGGCATAAACTTTGCGCCTGGTACATCAAAGGTAAACTGGTCTGCTAATTCATAGTAGACGTGTGGTTCTGCTTTTACCTGAAGATATACTTCGTTCTTTTTTGAAATAATCAAATGAGACATAACCCATAAGTTTCACCTATGGGTATTTATTGCCTCAACTAAACCCTGCTTGGAAACGGTGCCATTCTATAGAGTTCTTGATTTGGTAAGTTCTGTTAGAAATGGTCTTGATAATGTCCTCAAGAAATCTCAACATCACATCATAATACCGAATCTTTACATCAATCTTATTAAGCTTCTCATCGGCGTCCATATGCCTCTGCAAGGCGTCTTTGTCCCTTACCTTATATGGGAAAGGTTCCTGCTCATAAACCTCTGGATCCGCCTTTCCTGTGTAGTAGTTATACCTCTCAAGTTTGACTCTATTGTAAGTCTCCCTTGCTCTTTCTTTTAATAGGGTAATTGTATTATATACCGTATAATACTTTGCATGAAGTTGTGGAATTTTTAGTGATTCATCATGTAGGTTATCTGGATCAATGACAGAATCTCTCTGCCACATCTCCTGAATTTCATCAAGATTCATAAGCGTGTTCTTCCATCAGTGCCAAAAATATTATACACAGTATACTTGAAAGACACCTCTGCTGTAAAGTAGTTTACATCAGTATCGGATGCTTCAAATTCCAGTGATGTCAAATTTGTTGGAAATAAGTCTTTAAATTTTACAATAGCAACGTCTTTAAAATTGCTGTTTAGAATATGTAAACTTCCATCACTAAACTGCCTCTTCAAATCCTTATTGCCGTCGGCATCTGTTATCAAATCTTTAAAATCTTGTGTAGTTTCTGGATATCCAAGACCAGTCAACCAATTATGAATTGCCATATAGTTTTCCATATTCTCATCAACCAAAAATCTTAGTGAAAAATCACCATAAGTCAATTTATCACCAGGAACATCCAAGTCCTTGAGATATGATGGTTGTATCGCAGTTCCTAAATTAATCTCAGGTATTCTTGCAGAATTACAGAAAAAAGATACTTTAGGTTCTTTTGATAGTGTAAATTTAAAACCAACTGGTGATAAAAAATTTCTATTGTTTATCTGGTTGGGAAAATTGCACGGCATTTTTTATTTTTATTTAGATAAAAAAAGGGACCCTTTGGGGTCCCTGGTAAACCTTGTGGAAAAGGATCACATGAGGTTGAGAACGCGAACTCTTCTGTAGTAGCGGTTCGAGTTGACCTGAACACCGTTATCGGCAACAGCGCCAGAAGCGGCACCAGCGTTTGCGAATGGGTTAGCAACGATACCGTAACGGGTCTTAAAGCCAATCTTAGGCTGGAAGGTGTTCTCGCCAACGGCACGTACCATCTGCAGAGGAACGTATGGGCAATAGAACAGACCTGCGTCATAAGGTGAAGAACCCTTATAACCACAAACGTAGTATTGAGCACCAGCACCAGCAGCACCAGTGTTTGCCGAATAAGGATCGATGTATACGCGATACTTACCTTGCAGAACACCAGCGAAGGTGTTACCAGTGTCATCAACGTTCAGGTTAGCGTTGAGTGCAGGGGTGTAATCGAGAACGCCTGCCATGGTCAGAGCGGAAGCAACGTCTGCGGAGCAGAGAATGGTGTTGCCCTTTCCTCTACGAGTTCTTTGTGCGATTGCGTTGGCATCGCGCTCGATTTGGAAAATCAGACCCTTGAACTTCTCAACAGACCAACGACCGTTGGAGTCAACGTCGAGGTCGAAGGTGCCAGCGTTAGCAACGTTATCCTGAGCACCAGCTTCAGCAGCCTTATAGATGGTACGGATAACTTCACGGTTGATTTCAGCGAGGATCTCAGTTGACAGAATGTTTGCCAACTCAGCTTCTGCATTCAGACCGTGGATTGCCTTGAGGTCTTGGGCGAGTTCTAATGAGTACTCAGCCTTCAGTGCTCTTGACTGTGCGGTAACGGTGACTTTCTCGATCGAGAATGCCATTTCGTTGAAGGCATTGTCGTTATCAGCACCAAGACGCTCAGCGTCTCCAGTCTGCATACCACCACCAGTGGTGTACGAACCACTGTCGTTCAGAACAGCTGGGTTGTCACCAGTTGAAGCTGCGGTAGTACCAATACCCAGAACGTCACCCATTCCTGTTGCCTGAGCACCAGAGAAGTTGGTGTTTGCTTCGTCGAACAGCGCCTCATTGCCAGACTGGCTGCTGTAGCGTGAACGCATTGCGAAGATCAGTCCAGTAGGACCGTTCATTGGTTGAACGCCAGCGAGGTCATAAGCGACCAGGTTAGGCATTGAGCGTCTGATCAGGGAGATCAGAACGGGGTCGAAACCAGCGGTGGTTTGACCAGATCCAGCACCAAAACCACCAGATGAACCGGTGCTATTAGCGTATGAAGGTGCTTCGGACAGGAACTCACGCTCTTCGCGGAGTGCTCTTTCTTGGTTCTCCAGGAGAACTGCGGTAACCATTCTCTTGTGAGCATCGTTGATGCCACCGAGTCCCTCATGGTTGAGGATAGGTGCCCACTTCTCCTGCAGGTGTTCAGCATTGAAACCTTGCATTTGAATTTTACCTCTTAAAAGTTTTAGTTTGACTTATGATATAAAAATCACTTTTTAGAAACTCTAGTCAGAGTTGAGAGATATGATTCCATCAAACCAGACACTGGTGCCTGATTAGCGGTTTCACTGTTCTCGGAAATGTTCTCTGAACTGTCTCTTTGAGTACCAGCAGTTGAAGGGAAATAAGATTCTCTCAATGCTACCAGTTTCTCACGATACTTCTCTTCACTATCAAACTCAACATTTTCGGCAAGAGAAGCGAGTTTATCCTTCTGTGAAAGTGCCAGACCTTCACAGACCTCGGAGAAGATCGTGTCAGCGACCGACTCGGCTAATCTTTGTTTGAGAGCAATATTTCTTTCGATTTGCTCGTTGAGTTTATCTTCCATTTCATCTAATTTCTCTACCATAGCAGAGATTGCATCATATTTCTCTTCAGGGATGGATACATAATGTTCTTCAAAAAGATTCTTCATTCCGACGAGGAATGATTCGGTCATTTCAGTCTTGAGTCCTTGCTCAACTGCGAGTTGATTCTCAACAACCCACTCTTCTGCAACATACTCAAGATAAGCATCAACTCTATCGGTCAGTTCTTCCTTAATGGTTGCAACTTGCTCCTCAAGAGTTTGCTCATATTGTGCAGTCAATTCTTCTTGAATTTCTGCAACTTTTGCCTTGATAGCAGTTTCAAAAATGGTGCGTGCCTTCTCTTCGAATTCTTCGGAGAGTTCTTCACCTTGGAGAAGTGCATTGATATCTTCTTCGACATCATAAGTCTCTTCTTCAACCACTTCTTCAGCAGTTTCTTCTTCGACTACTTCTTCGACTACTTCTTCTTCAGTAGTTTCTTCTTCGGCAACTACTTCCTGATCTTCTTCAATCTCATCTGCTTCTTCTTTAGCCATCTTTTTCATTGGCTCGGCAGATTTTGCACCCTTTGTTACAATGTCACTGACAGTTGCGAGTGAGGGTTCTTTGAGTTTAGCAGAGTCGTCGTCTGCCTTATAGTTTTCTGGAGTAGGACCGCCAAGATCTTCCCAAGCACCGGTTTGACCAGGAGTTGCAACAGGAGTTGCACTCTTGTGTGGTGCTTCAGCTTTAGCAGCGCCTTTCGTTACTACGTTTTCCATTTCTTGTAAATTGCTACCAACGGACATTTTTGATTAGATATTTTTGTATTAATCTATATTTATTTATAAATTAGATATCTAGAAGAAATTGCTTGAAAAGTTCAAGTTTGTGCTCTTCAAGTCTTCTTTGGTCAACAAGGGTATTAATTTTCTTTTTGGTGGTCTCTGCGAGTTGCTCACGAAGGATTCCACCTTCCCATACCCACTCTTTTCCTTCCATAATTCCCTGGACAAAAGCGTCAGGTGCAGAAGGATCGGCAACGATATCAGCAGCAGTTGCCAACATGAAATCTTCACCGACAATTTTGTGACCCTCATTTGTGGTTCTCAATGAACCAACACCACGAGAAGAAACGCCAAGCATCACACCTTCATCAAGAAGTGAAGATGCAATTTTTCCCATAGGAGTATTGAGGATTTGTGCTTTTCCTCTAAAATTGCTTCCTTCCTGAACGAGTGAAGTAATTTTATGAGAAACGCGATCAAGATTGACCGTAGGACCATCGGGGTGACCAAGTTCTCCGAGAGCACGACCTTTCTTGACGAAAGTTTCGTTGTATCTCCCTACCTCACGGGAAAGAGTTTCCATGGGATACATTCTGCCATTACGGTTCTTGATATCTCCCTGAAGGAAAACTCCCTCAATGTACAGTTTCTTATTGGCACCTTTTCCTTCGGTGATAATCTGTACGTTTGAAATTTCTTCTGTGATGAGTTTCATTTGTTTATCCAGTGAATCCTACTTTGGTTGCTCTTACTGCGGCACTATCTGCCCAGATAACATAACTTGCCGTCTTTTCCAATAATTCGACATGACCAGCAGGCATACTGAAAGAAACTGTATCTGCAGCACCAACGGTACTTGCCATACTTACTACAGCAGTGCTTCCGACTCCGTTATATAATCTAACGACAGTGGCATTTGTTATGGTAGATCCATTTGCTGCATCAGTTCCTAATGCAACTTCATCGCCAATTAATCTAGTCCTTGACATTATTCTTCTTCCTCAGATGATTGATTGTCACCAAAAACGGATGCACCTACTGTTGGGCGAATAGCATCAATTCTTTGTGCTGATTTTGCATAAAGAATATCCTTAATTTTGTCGCTAATATCCGAAGCAGAAGCATCAGATCCGATCAAATTTACAAGTTCTTCCATAAAGTTATATAATATCTATATTCTCTATTTATATTTCGCCACCTTTTGGTTCTTTTACCTGTGTGACAGATCCATCAATTTCTGGTTCCATAGGAACATCGCCCATCATTCCCATGTCACCTTCTTGTGGTAATGGTTCTCCGGTGATTGGATCAATGGAATTTGGATCTGGAATAATACCATCTTTAATTTCTTGTTCAATCTGTTCATCCATTTCAATCATTTCAGAATCAGTTTGACGAAGTACCTTTCTACGAACCCATTGTGTAGAATAATACTTACCAATATAAGGTTCAATTGATGCAAGAACACCGAGACGCTCATTGAGCATTTCAGTTTCTTTTAATTCCGCAAACTGGTTATCATATAAGAAATCATATTGGATGTGATCGGAAATTGTTTCCCAATCTTCCAGTGAGACAATATTCTTGAGGACTAATTGTGTTTTTAACATATCATTGAACATTTGAGCAAATCTTTTTCTCAAACGCCCAACAAACTTTGCAAACTTAAGTTCGTCTCTTAAAATTTCAGAAGAACGACCAAGATTAAAACCACCATCAGCAGCAATTCTTGATTCGGGAACTCCAAGTGCTCTGTAGAGTTTCTTTTGGAAATATTCAATATCGGCAAGTTCACCAAGATTTTGACCACCAGGCAATGTAGTGATTTCAGTTCCTCTACCACCTTCACGGCGAGGGAGCCAGAAATCTTCTAACATCGACATATGCTTTTTATCATCACGAACTTCACCCGTGCCAGCATCATAGACTAACTTGTTACGATAACGCATCATAACATCACGAAGATATTGTTCTGCCTTTATCTTAGGAAGATTGCCAACATCAATATAGAAAATACGACGCTCAGGTGCTCTGGATAAACGATAAATGACCAGAGAATCCTCAATCATTCTTAATTGATTGAGTGCTTTGATTGCTTTATGAAGATAAGAAAGAACTGTTCCTTTATTTCTATCAACTAAACCAGAAGTGCAGTATGTAATTGCATCTTTGGCAATCTTGGTTCCTTTTGTTCCGCCAGAATTGCTAAAAGAACTAGTAGGATATTGTACTTTTGGAGTATAAACAAAATATTCTTCAATTTCTGGTGCTATTGCATTGTTTTCATTCTTATTATTTGCAATATTTGGTCCGAGTATATTTTTATCTTGCTTCTTTTCTTGGCGAACGAATCGCATTTTCATCGGATCAATATACCTCAGTTCTTTGATGCCCTCCTGAGGTTTTTTGAGGTCAATTACTTTGTGATAATAAAGTCTTCCGTCAATATACCAATTTCTGAAAATTTCATGTGACTTTTTATCAAAATCTAAAAGTTCTTTTATGTATTTAAATTCTTCTCTGATTATTTTCTTTAATCTGTCACTTGCATTTAAATTTGATAATTCAATCTCTATAGGAGAGTCATAAAGATCGCTGACTATTGCCTCATTTACAACATCTTCAATGGCACCATCACATTCTGGGTGAAGTGCCATTTCTCTATATCTTTTGAGTAAATCAAATTCAGTTCTATAGACGCCTTCAATATCTACATATGAACCATAAAATCCACTGGAAATATAATTGTCAACCCCGTCCTCATTGTTTTGAGGAACGGGGGAAACAATACTCTTAGATTTTTTTTCTTTATCTTCAATAGAAAAACCAAAAAGTTTTGCCATTATAATCTTATCTTAGACTGTTGTTACACTATTTAGGCGATGTCTTCCCCACCAGCATTAGGAGAAGTTCCTCTAGATGCTTCCCACCACTGAACTTGAAGTTCTACAGTGAACTCTTCAATGGTGTCAGTGGTTTCGTAACTGAGATCAATCGTAGAAATGTTGGTTGGGAATACATCATAGAACTTATAAGATCTAAGAATTCCACCATCACGACCGAGTTGATAGACGAAAGCATCAGATTGATACTGTTCTGGATTTGTTAATCCAGTTCCATCATTCATCTTGTTGATTGTATTCATCCACTTCTCAAATGCTGAGCGAATGGAGAAATCAACATCGTTGATGATTGTGATTGTCCAAGTTTCGAATGTTCTGTCACCAGCGATCTTAAGAATACGACCTCTGAATGGAACGTCGATTGGAGCAACTGTTGATGCTGGAAGTGCCGCTGCCTTGACAAGAAATCTTGCCTTCTGGAGAGTGTCATTATCGACACCAACTTCAGTGGGGAATGCTAACTCAACTTCAAATAGATTAGGTCTTGCACCACCACCAGTTAACTTACTCTTAAAATCGGTGATTTTTCTGAGTGGAATGTTGTTTACTTGTTGACGAGCCATAGTTGGTTAAACCTCTAATTAAACGTTACCGATTACTTCTTCAAAAGCAACACCAGTTCTGGTGGCAACAAACGTAAGACCAATGAAGTTAATTGATCTTGCGGGTTTGATAAAGATATCAGCGACAAACTCATTGTTGTCGATAACGGCAGCAGTGTTATTTGTTTCATCACAAATAACAACATAATCTTGGATTCCTCTCTTAGCCTGAACATCACGGAGGAATGGTTCAACGATGTTTACGAAGTTAGTTCTTGTAATTTCATCGTTAAACTCAAAGAGTTGATCCTTGGCAGCAGCAGAGATTGCATCTTCAAGGTATACAAACAGACGACGAACGTTAATTCTATCAAATGCTGATGCCTTGGCAAGTCCAGTCTTATCTCCAAAGAGAACAATGCCAGAACCAGGTGAGAAGATAACTGGGTTTACTCTTGCAGAGTAAAGTCTATCTCTCTGAACCTTGGAAGGATTGTAAGCAAGTTTAACTGCATTGAGGATTGTGCCTCTTGACGTTCCTGCTGGTGAGAACCATGGGAAGTTATTGATATCATTGCGAGCACAAGTTCCAGCAATATCTCCATTCAGAGGAACATAACGGAAGGTGTTTGCAAATCTATCATACATGTACTTATAACCACTATCAAATACTGCATAAGATGAAGAAGTGACAGGAGCAAAGAAACTCAAAACATTATCGGTAATATCCGAATCCGAATTGATTTGAGCAGCTCTATCATCAGAACTGTCAGTGATTGAAGCACCTCTATATGGTGAGATGAATGCAAGTGCATCCTTTCTTGCCTCAGCAACTGCAATTACTTTATTTGCAAGTGCTTGAGCATCAGTTTTAGAATATGCTGCAGATCCCATCAGAAGGAAATCTACTTCATAATTTTCTGTGTTTTCGAGAAGACCATAACCAGTAACCAAACTGCTAAGACCAGCGGTTAAAGCGCCAGATGAATCGATGTCCGTTCCACCATCATAATTATTACCAGAACCTAAAGTGTTATTGGAATTTCCAGTTGCAGCAAAAGTGATTCCTTCTGCATCTTGATCCCAACCAACATCTGATTCGAGAGTAAAGTTTGCACTAAATCCGGTGGTTACAATTCCCGTAGGAGCACTTCCACCAAAGATATATGCTGAACTATTTAAAAGATACTTTCTCCAATAAGAAGGTGATCCCACAGAGAATTCTGCATCTTTTGCTTTAGAAAGACTCAAATGCTTCTCAAGGATTGTTCCTGCATTACCAGTTACTTTTCCTTGTGCATCAATAACAACAACATGAACCTCATCAAATCTCGATCCTCTAGCAGCAGCATACTCGGAAGTTCCTGGACGATCTGCTAAAGTATTCCACTTAACACTAGAAGAAGATGTCAGGGTAAGATTCTGTTGATCAAACCAGTCTGCCTGAGCAGTTACTGAAGTGGTTGCATATGATACTGCTTGCCCGTTGGTGTGAATTGCAACACTACCAGAACCAGAGAACGCATAAACTCCAGATGGTTGATAATCAACTTCTGTTTCTGTTCCACTAGCAGATACGTGTGAAAGAACCTTTACATAAGCATTGGTTCCATCAACTTGAGTAACAACTCCTTTCAGGTGACCATCAAGAACTGTTGTTGTTCCTGCGCCAGGGAGAACTGCAGAAATTGCCTGAGTTACACCATAACCTACTGCAATGCTGTTGGCGGCAGAAAGAGTGAGGATCTGGTCCGCTTTAGCATCAATAATACCAATTCTCAGACCATTTGCCCAAGAACCAGGATTTCTAGCAACAACCGTTACATCTGTAATAGTGTTCTGGTCATATCCAAGTTGTTCGTAGTGCTCAACACTCTTAATTTTTACACTAGAGGCTGTACCAACAAAAGCATTGGTTAAGTCTGTGTCGTCGGACCTTACAACTCTCAAAGATCCGCCGTATGCAAGGAATGACGATGCTGTCAACCAGTGCTCGTAGTGCTTATCTTGAGAATATGGTTTACCGAAAACGCTAAGTAAGTCCTGTTCGTTTTCAACTAATGTAGGAAGTTCTACTGGACCTTGAGCAAAGGGTGCCACAATAGCTCCAATACTCGCAGAAGTTGGATCAACTCTTCCTACCGTAAGGTCTACTTCCCTTACTACAATACCAGGAGATGCTAAATTTAATGGCATCTTGTTTGTCCTCGCAATCCAAATTTATCTAAAAATATTTATGGAAAAGGGTATTTTCAGTGGGGAAACCGTGCGTGAATGTTTACCAATCAGGATATTCCCAATCTAATTTACCTTTCTTTTTCTTTTTAGACTTAACTCTGTCTATAGTGCATTCTTTACATTCATATGAGTATGCCGATGGTAAAGTTCCTCTATCTCTTCTGGTCAAGTAAAAGTCATCCATTAGACTTTTGACTTTGCCGCACACTCTACATTTACGATCAAAGAACAATAAATGTTCCAGTTCCATTTGATCGTCAAATTCCATCATTTATAGTCCCACATATAAGACATATCACCATATTCATCAGCATACCATCTGTCACCATCTTTATCTACAAATTGATTCTCATCATCAATTCCATTTAAAATAAATCCAAATGGTGCCATATCTTGTTCTATCTGATTCTTTTGCTCCTCATAAATTCTCTTGCGAACATCATTGTCCGTCATCTCTTTAAAGTAATCCTGTGCTACTAGCCAAGAGAAAATAACGAGACACATTGCAAGGTCATCATTACACCCTTCTTCTGCCTCAAAAGAATTGTGCCTTTGGGCAAATGTTGTAAGTTCTGATATGATATCATAATCAACTGTCAGCAACTTATCATCTTCTAATAAAGTTTTTAAATTGGAACATCCCAACTTTTTAACTGCGGCGGTCATTCTGACCCCAAGTTGAGATTTTTTCCCACTAAAACCAGATCCTACAATTTGACCAGCACGTCCTCTCATCGCACACATAAGGACATTTTCATATTCCAAGTCAAAGTGGAGAATATTCGATACCTGGTCTCCAATATCATTAACTTCAATTAATAACCATGACTCATTATATGCCTTAGCAACATCAAGAATAACACTTGGAAACAACATTGGTTTGATTTCGTTGTTCCTATATTTTGCAACTACTTTATAAGGAAATTCTGTAATGTCAAAAACAATGAACGCAGAATAGTCGTTACCTAACCCACGAGCAACGTCAACAGTAATTAGATAATTATGCTCCTCTTTTGGTCTTTCATAAATATCCAATCCAGCATTTCTTTGTATTGGACTCTCGTATACAAGATTTCTAAGTTTTGATGGATTGATGAGAGTATTAACCGATCCTAAAAATTCACACTCAAACTCAACTTTAAACTGTTGTTCTGAAGTGTTGGCAATGGTCTGCTCTTTCCATGCTTCATCACGACCAGGAACTTCTGACCAATGAACATCCGTTGGAGTATATTCATTTTTTCCTTTTTCCGCATCATGCCACATGCGGTAGAAGTGGTTCATACCCCTAGGGGTAGAAACGATAATTACTTTTGTGCTCTGTCCAGAAGAAATAGTAGGATAAACAGAGGCAAAGAAGTCATCAGCAATGTGATTCGGGATGAACGCGAACTCGTCAAGAAAGATGACATTATAGGATCCGCCTC